AAGGCCTAAGGCTGATGTTCGCCAGCACCGACATCGAGCCGATCAAGCGCGGGCCGTTCGACGACTTCTGGTTCACGCGCATCGGCGTGCCAAGTGCCGCCGGCGTGCTCGTCTCGCCGCAGACGGCGCTTTCGCTTTCGACGTTCTACTCGTGCTGCCTGGTGCTGGGACAGACGCTCGCGACCGTGCCGGTGCACCTGTATCGCAGGAGGGCGCCGCGCGGGAAGGAACGCGCGACGGAGCACCCGCTCTATCGGCTGATCCATCGCAAGCCGAACCGCTGGCAGACTAGTTTTCAGTGGCGGCAGATGATGCAGTGGCACGTCGCGCTGCGCTACAACGCCTATTCGCGGATCATCTATGACAAGCGCGCGATGCCGATGGAGCTCGTGCCCCTGCACCCTGATCGCGTGACGGTCGAGCGCATCCCCGGACTCGATGGCGTCGAGAGCTTTCGATACCTTTTCAAGCCGCGCCAGGGCGACCCGGTGCCGCTCTCGCGCTTCGAGGTGTTCCATGTCCGGGGGCTGACTTCCGACGGGATCGAGGGCCTCTCGCAGATCGAACTGCAGAAGGATTCCATCGGCGAGGCGATCGCCGCGCAGAAATTCAGCGGCCGGCGCATGCAGAACGATGCGCGGCCCGGCGGCGTGCTCGAATGGGAAGGGCATTTCCCCGATGACATCGAGCGGGGAAAATTCCGCCGTAGCTGGCAGGAGGCGCAGGCCGGCGAGAATCAGGGCAAGACCGCGGTGCTCGAAAAGGGCATGACGTGGAAGGAGATCGGGGTCAAGAACACCGACCTGCAATTCATCGAGCTGCGCAAGCTGAAGGCGCAGGATATCGCCGCGATTTTCCGCATGCCACCGCACAAGGTCGGCCTCTTGGAGAACGCGACCTTCTCGAACATCGAGCACCAGGGCATCGAGTTCGTCACTGACACGATGCTGCCGTGGTTCGTGAATTGGGAGCAGGAGCTCTCGGTGCAGCTGCTCACCGACGAGGAGCAGGAGGAATACTTCTTCGAGTTCCTTGCCGATGGGCTGCTGCGGGGCGACTCGAAGGCGAGAGGCGAGTTCTACGGCAAAAGGTTCTCCACGGGCTCGCTCTCGCCGAACGACATCCGCGAGCTCGAGAGCGAGAATCCGGTCCCCGGCGGGGATCGCTACTTCGTGCCGGTCAACATGATCCCGCTCGATCGGGCCGATGACTTGGTGGACAAGGGTGCCGCTCAGCCGGCGGCGCCGGCGCCCGGCGAGGACGCGCAGCGCGAACGGGACGACGAGCAGGCTGCCGAAGCGGGCGGCGTCGTGCGTCGCGAGATCGCGCAGGTCAGTCGAAAGGGAGCGCCGGCCGAGGTAGAAGCCTTCTACGCTGGGCACGCCGCGCACGTCGCGGAGCGCATGGAGATCGACGAGGGGGCGGCCGCCGATTACTGCGCGATGCGGATCGCGACATACCAGGCCGCCCACATCGCGGGGCGTGTGGACGCTTGGCTAGCGGAGCTCGAGGCCGACGGGGTTCATCAACTTCTGAAGTTCGTGCGCGCGGCGAGCGCGTGAAGGGGAGCGAGACATGAACGGCAAGATTCTGCACATCATCACCGAGTTCTATCGCACGCCGTGGGGGCTGCTGCCCGAGACGCTGCAGGCGATGCAGATGATTCTGCACCGCTGGGCCGGGGGCGCGAAGCTATCCGACGGTGACATCCGGGCGGCTGTGGGCGACGCGCCCGAGGCGGCGCGGCAGCGCATGGATCGCGAGGCGAGCGCTGGCGGCGACATGATCGCGGTGCTGCCGATCTTCGGCGTGATGGGGCACCGCGCGCGCCTGGTCGAGGATGTTTCCTCTGGCGTGGGAACCTCCACCGAGCTACTCGGCCGGGCCTTCCGCGCGGCGCTGAAAGATCCGAGCGTCGGCGCGATCGTGCTCGATGTGGACTCGCCCGGCGGGAGCGTGTTCGGCACGGGCGAGCTTGCAGACGAGATTTACGCCGCGCGCGGCGCGAAGCCCATCGTCGCGTCCGTCAATTCGATGGCGGCGAGCGGCGCCTATTGGGTCGCGTCGGCCGCCGACGAAATCGTGATCACGCCCGGCGGCCTGGCCGGCTCGATCGGCGTGTGGAGCGCGCACGAGGATTGGAGCAAGTACCTGGACAACGAGGGCGTGAAGGTGACGCTCGTCTCGGCCGGGAAGTTCAAGGTCGAGGGCAACCCCTACGGGCCGCTCGAAGACACCGCGCGCGCGGCGATGCAGGACATGGTGGACAAGTATTACAACCTTTTCGTGCGGGCCGTAAAGAGGAACCGCAACGCGGAAGATCCGAAGTCCGTGCGCGATGGATACGGCGAAGGCCGGATGCTGCTCGCGCAGGATGCCGTCAAGGAAAAACTCGTCGATCGCGTCGGCACCTTCGACCAGGTCATCGGCGAGCTGCAGGCGAAGCTCGCGAAGAAACACGCCGGCACCTCGCGTCGTGCGAGCGCCGAACGCGCGCAGCGGATCGCCGCGGCGCAGAACTGAATCTCGACGCCTGGCAGGGCGTCAACCCCCGCAGCTTGTTCAAGCATCGAGGGGCGGCTGTTCAGCCGCGACCTGCCGCGATCACCGTTCAACCAACTGGAGAAATTGCATGAACCCGAGACTGCGCGCTCTGCTCGAGCGCAAGCAAAAAGCCCTGGCCGCGGCGAAAGGCATCACCGACGCCGCCACCAAGGACAGCAACCGCGACCTCAACGCCGAGGAGGCGAAGCAATTCGACGCCCACATGGCGGAGGTCGAGCGCCTGAACGCCGACATCGGCCGCGAGCAAGCGTTGATCGCTGCCGAGCGCGTCGCCCCCGCCATCCCGGCGGGCAACGAACGCATCGCGGAAGACCCGCGCCGTGGCTTTCGCAATTACGGCGAGTTCTGCTTCGCCGTGATGCAGGCGGGCGGGCGCGGCGGCGGCGTGGTGGTGGACGATCGCCTGCGCGCGATGTACGCCGCGGCGCCGGCGACCTATGGCAGCGAAGGGTCCGGCGCGGATGGCGGCTGGCTTGTCCCGCCTGAGTATTCGATGGCGATCTTCGAGCTCGCGCTCGCGGAAGACTCGCTCGTGCCGATGACTGACAGCTACCCGGTCGAAGGCAACAGCATGGTTTTCCCCTCGGACGAGTCGACGCCCTGGGGACCCGATGGCGTGCGTGGCTATTGGGAAATCGAGGCTGGCGCGGCGAACCTCACGAAGCCGAAGATCGGCGGGCCGCTGCAACTGCGCTTGTCGAAACTGATGGCGCTGGTCCCGATCACCGACGAGCTCGCCGCGGATGCAACCGCGCTCGAGCGTTGGATCGGCCGCAAGACCTCGGAGTCGATCCGCTGGAAGACGAATCTCGCTTTCTTCCAGGGCTCCGGCGTCGGGCAGCCGCTCGGCTTCTTCGGGCACGCCTCGGCGGTATCGGTGGCGAAGGAAGCGGCGCAGGTGGCCGACACGGTCGTCACCGCGAACGTCGCGAAAATGTTTGCCCGCTTGCTGGGTAAGCGCGACGGGATCTGGATGATCCAGGACGACGTGTTCCCGCAACTCATCGTCATGACGATCGGCAATCAACCGATCTGGACGGCGCCGAATCAGGGCATCAAGGACGCGCCGCTGGGTCTGCTGTTGGGTCGCCCGATCATGCCGACGCAGCTCTGCAAGACCGTTGGCGACAAGGGCGACATCGTGCTCGCGAACTGGCGGGCCTACCGCTCCATCACGAAGCGCGGCGCGGGGATCGAGACGGCTACGTCGATGCACCTGTATTTCGACGCCGGCCTGCAGGCCTTCCGCGCGACCTTCCGGGTCGACGGGCAGCCCTCGCTTCGCGCGCCGGTGAACCCGGCGAACGGCGCGAACACCCTCTCGCCCTTCGTCACGCTCGACGACCGCGCGTAATCCAGGCGCGGGGCTGAACTGGTAGCAGTAGCAGCAAATGCAGCACGCCGGCCGCTCGTTTTGGCGGTCGGCGCCTCCACTTCCATTCAGGAGAAAGAGCATGAAACGCACCATGATTCTCGTCACGATCGCCGGTCTGCTCTGCGCAGGTGCGGTGATGGCTGCCGGGGGCTATATCAGCCCGGAAACGCTGGCGCTCGCCCCTGCCATTGGCGCGCTCGGCATGTTGAACGTCAACCAGAAGGGCTCCGATGTCGTGGCGCTGTGCGCCGCCATCAACCCGGTCTCGCAAGGCGCGGGCGCGGTCTCGAGCGGGTGGGTCGCCGCTAAGGACTTCCATCGCTTCCTCGCGGTGATCACCGCCGGCGTGCTCGGCGCGGCCGCGACGCTGGATTTCAAGATCCAGCAAGCGAGCGACGCTGGCGGCACCGGCGTGAAGGATCTTGCGCCGGCCAAGGCGATCGCCCAGATGGTCAAGGCGACCGACGACAACAAGGTCGCGGAGATCAACTTCAGCGCCGCAGACCTGGATCTCGACGGCAGCTTCACCCACGTCCGCATGACCGCGACCGTGGGCGTGGCGGCGTCGTTGATCTCGGCGCACCTGCTCGGGATCGGCCCTCGCTTCGCGCCGGCGTCCGACACGGATGCCGCGGCCGTCAAGGAGATCGTCTAGCCGATCCGGCTTAGAACGATCTGGACCCGGCGCGGCGATCCCGCGCCGGGGTTTTCCCACCGCAGCAAGATTGCAGGGGATACCCCATGAAGAAGATCGAGTTCAACCGCACCGTCTTTCGCGACGGTGTGCCGGAGTTCGAGCAGGGCAAGCAGTACGACGTGACGGCCGGGACGCTGCGCGAAGTGCGCCGCGGCAATGCCGCCGAGGTCGAGGTCGCGGAGCGTGAGCGTGAACACGTCGCTAGCCCAACCGCAAGGTACAAAAAGAAAAGGTAGTCGCCATCCCCGGAGGGTCAAGCCATGACGAAATCAGCCAAGCAGCCACGCAAGGTTGCGTTGATCAACGTGCACGACCACAAGCGCGAGGACTACAGCGCGTATTGGAACATCAGCGTCCTGGGCGATGACGCCGAGGGCTATCGCTGGGAAGCGAAGCTCATGGCCTACGAGCCGGTGGGCTGGCTGTGGAAGGGCAAGACCACCACCGAGCGGCCCGACGCGCCGTGGCCCCGCTATCCGGGCGACGTCCTGGTGAGCCAGGCGAAGTACCTAAAGATGACGCCGGAGCAGCAGGCGGTGGTGCGCGCGGACCAGGATGCGCGCCGCGCCGAGTGCGCGAGGATTTTCGAGGCTAATCCTAAGCCGGTCTACCTCATCGCGGAGGAGATCGGCGTCGAGGACACGCGCGACGCGGCGGACACGGCGGCGCAGAAGTGGGTGCTGTCCCGCATCGGTAAGTTCAAGCGGAAGACCAATCCGCAAGGCGGCTACGCGCTCGCCTTCGGCCCGTTCGGGCTGGCGCTGTGGACGCTGGAGCAGATGTTGCGCGACCTTGCGCGGCTGCTGCTCGCGCCGCTTCTTATGGCGCTCGGCTACAGCGCGACGGCGCGCAACAACCAGCTCGCCGCGCTGCGCGACCTGATTGATGGCGGCGCGGGCGCGGGGCTGCTGCGGATCTACGACGGCACGCGGCCGGCGACCTGCGGCACCGCGACCACGCTGGGCGCCGAGCTGACCTTGACCGATCCCTGCGCCGGCGCGCCCTCGGCTGGCGTGCTGACCTTCAGCGCGATCACCGCGGACGCGAGCGCGAACGCCTCGATCACGGCGACCTGGCACCGCTTCGTCGATTCGACTGGGACGTGCGTGGTGGACGGCAACTGCGGCACCAGCGGCTCGGACCTGAACCTGAACACGACCACGATCACCGTGGGCGTGCAGGTCTCCTGCACGAGCTACACGATCACCGGCGGCAACGCTTAGTTCGGCTGACCTAATGCTGATCCTTCGCGCCAACACCGGCATTATCCAAGTCGTAACGGGAGTTCTCTGATGTATCTCAAAGGAACCTCCGACCTTTTTCGGCTCAACATTGCTACAGCGTCTAGCATCAAGCCGAAGGTCTGGTGGGGTGATGCGCTCGACGGCGCTCCTCCGTCCGCGAGCGATTTCGATTCCACGACTTTTGCGGCAATAACAGGCACAGGGTTCACGACGCTGTTGGCGGGCGTCGCAGCGCACAGTCGCAGACCATCGGCCAGTATTTTCAACAACCACGCTTCGCAGGCGACGGTGGTCTACTTGGACATGACAGACGGCACCAACGCTGCCGAGGTCGCCGGGTCGAAGGTCAATCTACTTGCTGGCGAGTCGTTGTTGATGCTGCCGAACGAGATGTGCCTGCACTACGACTCGAACGGTGCGGTGTATCCGAGCGTGGGCAACGCGGCCTCGGTCGCCGAGATGGAGGCGGGAACCGCGCTCGATAAGTATGTGGCTCCCGGCACGCAGCACCGGCATCCCGGGCACCCGAAATGCTGGGGCGTAGTCACGGTAGCAGCTGGAGTACCTACCCTAGCGGCCAACTACAACCTGACGAGCATCACGGACACGGCGACTGGCGATATTGTT